GCATTGGATGCCGCTGTAACGGCAGCTATCGCTGTTACTGGCTCCATTATATAGCATCGGGCCAATCACTGATTGGCGCATTGCCTGTTGGATTTCCGTCACTATCAACCGGGGTATTGTACAATGCCATAAATTTTGAATGAGTTTTTACAGCATTGATTGCTTTTTCGATGTTTGCACATGACGTTCTGACCGCTGTTCTGTAGGTGCTTACATCAGACGGTATCGCTTTGTCAGTTTCTGCTTTGCGTGTCACATACCAATCGTATGGCGCAAGCAGCCCAGCCGCCTCTGTCTTGGCTTGTGCTATAGCCACAGACTTTAGGCCAAGCGTCACCATCTGCTTGCCAGTTATAGGGTCATTTACAGCTTTACCATCTTCATCAACGACATTAACATCTGTCAGGCTTTTGGGAATCAATGTGCCGTCAGTCTTCCTGCCTTGATAAAAGCGATTATCAAACGCAGCCTCTGATGCTGGTGGATCTTCCCATGTCAGACCAAATGCTTTTTTCTCAGCGTCTGTCCAGCGCATCCATATATTTGGATGCTTTATGCCGTTGTCATCTACCCATGCTTTGCCAGCACGAATGATGCGATCTTTATATTTCCAAGGCATTAGTTTCTCCTATCGTGCGTTCGCAAATTTAAATGGGGCTTCGGCAAATGCTAAGTAAATATAAGTGTGAGATGAATTATTAAAGTTTGTTGAACTACGCCTTAACTTAAATCCATTACTTAATAAATCTATATCATCGTCTGTTGCCTCCTTAGAAGCATCATCAGCTTTCAAAGCATCGTTGTCTACGTTAAATCCCTCACGTTTACTGTCATAGATCATCCACTGTGTGCCTGAACTGGTTGACTTTATCAAAACCCATGTGGGCCTGAAACCTGTAAATACAAAAGAACCATCTGAACTGGAGTTACCTTTATAACTTCCAAGCTTACTGTAGCCTACAACGCTATGGAAGCAATACGCTATATATGTATCTGTGTTTTGATTATAGCTTGAGGTGTTTTGATAAAAAACACTTGCAGTTGGTGGTGTATCTTGAAAATAGCTTCCCGGCCCATTGTCAAATTTAGCATTAGGAACGTCCAAGTTTAAAAATGACCTACCATCTGTGCCACCGTCAAATTTATGATACACAAGCCAAGCCTCAGCTCTTGTTCTCGCTTTAATCCATATGGATTCCGGCGCACTAGATAAACCATGACCAATAGTACCGTTGGAACCTGTGCCAGTGTAGCTGACTATGCTAAACCCAGCATCCTGATTAGCAGATACGCTTGATGTTATACTGCCATCAGAATTGCTTGACGCACTTCCACCAGCTTTCCAAAGCCATGCAACATGTTTGTCAGTATAATAGTTAAAACTTTGACTTCCGGGGCCTGTATCTACGCCAAGAGTGAAGCCGTCAGAATTAAAACTTGTTACAGCATTAGTAAAGGTAGTTTCAACATTTGTGGCAGCAGGACGCAGTTGTGCATTAACACCACGAACACTGTCTGTCATTCTGCCTTCTTGCACATCATCCCTTCTCTTGGCCCAAATCCAGTCGGGTTGAAACTCAATACCAGTTATGTTTAGTGTTGACCCTGTTGCGGTATACAGCTTCACATCAAAATGATCGTCAGCTTGGGTGGTTTGTCCGGGGCCGATTGTTATGTCAGGAAGATTAGATGTGCAGAGGGCTAAGAAGCCGGATGGTGGGGCATACTTAAAGTCTCCAATGCCATTTGCATCCGCATTGCCACCAGCAGTTTCTAAGCCAGCAAATGTACTGTCTTGACCAAAGTTAATATTGTAATCTTCGGCATCGTAAAGTGATATGCTTGGTGAAACTTCAGTTGTTAAACCAGTTACAGCAGGGTTTGTCTGGTTGGCAGGATCGCCAGAATTATAGTAAGTATTATTTTCAGCAAAATATAGCTTGCCATTATCCATATCTAAAGCAACGCCAATAATATCCCCATCGCTAACTGAATTGCCATATGAACTGCTTGTAGCATTTGTTCTTATATTACCATTTGAAGTTGTTAACATTGCACTTTGATTAGAGTCTTGCCCTCCTCTGCCTGTGTCACTTGCTGTAGAGACTCCTATAAAGCCACTTCCACAATCGGTAGCCCTTACCTCCCAATACCATTTACCACTGCTCACAAAAAAAGTTGACCTTATTAAATCAAAACCCGATCCCGTAGTGACCTCTAAATTTCCTTCTTTAAAAGTTGCCCCAACATCTTTTTCTATTGGATTCAATGTTGCAAAGTTATTAGTCGGGCTGTCTGGCACGACATCGCTTGCGACTAGGTTACTTGGTGTAAAATCATTGGTGTTGCCAGATAGGTCATCGCCTATTGCACTGCTATTTGCAAACGTCAGATAAAAACCATTAGTTCCGTAAGACCCAGAATATTGTTTTGGTATCCACACCCCATCAGATGTCTCTCCAAAATTTTCTGGCCCATAGCTTATGCCATCAATAAAATTTACCTCTGCCATGTAACCGTTAAAATTTCTTGATGTGCCGCTACTGTAACCCCCAATCAAATGATCATTGCCAGACTGATTAATTGTTGAGTCAGTATCTTGATTGACATTTTGCTCTGTACTCCAAGATGTTATCTGTGTTCCATTAACATAAACACGGCTTCTGTCTTCAGCAGTTGCTTGTGTTGTATCTACACGCCACACCAAATGATACCAAGCTGAAGTATCACGAAACACCTGATTACTAAGTTTGTACTTGGATGAACCACCAGCACGTAACTGAGCGTAAAGTTGATCGCTGCTGTTAAAGATAAAAGAAGTAAGTGAACTTGATTTACCGTCAGTAAATAAGTATTGATGACCATGAGAGCCGTCAAGATTTGTTCTTTTAACCCAAGCACTCCAAGTCCATGTTTTCATATTACTTGAACTGGTAATATCACGTTTTAAATTTGCACCGTCAGCCTCCTCAAACCGCAAAGACTGATCAATGGTGTGACTAAAAAAACTTGCCGATCCGCTTGAATACATCCATTGGCTTGAACCTATTGGCCCTGACATATCAGCCCCCTACGAAAATGCTAGTTGTGGCGCACCTAATAGTATTCTATTTGATGCAGCAACCACATAAGGCACAATGTCTGTTGCGCTTGCAGCCGTTGACAAAGTAATTCCAGAGCCACCAGCAGTTTCATAATCAGTGCCAAGCGACAATGTTCTGCTGCCTGTTCCATCCTGTATCAACACAATAAACCCAGACTGACCGACTTTTTCTGTGCTTGGATTTGCTAGAGTGACATTGCCTGTCAGTGTCAAAACAAAATTTTGGTTGGCATCAAAATCAAGAGTAACACTGCCAGTGTTTGATGTGTCTGTATCAGTTTTGCCAATAACAGCTTTTTCAAACTCAATGTTTGTGCCGCCTATCTTGAGGCGATCATCACCATTTTCATCATACTCTATGTAAGCGTCATTTCCTGTACCGAAAAACAGCTTTTCATCATCAGGAATTGTTTTGTTGCTAAGAGTTTGGGTTGCAGATGTAGAGACTAATTCTTGAGTAGCATCACCTGTGCTTGGAAGTGTTAAAGTTGAGGGGTTGCCGGAACTGCTGTTTAAGGCACTATGTGATGCTGCAATAATTTTTTGTCCGTGACTGTTATTTTCACAGTTAAGAGTTATAGCGCCCTGATTAGTATTTCCTTTTACAACTACATGACCTGTGCCATTAGCAGCTAACTCAATATTTGCATTAGATGTGGTCACAATGTCCTGACCATTCATATCCAAATCGCCGCCCAATTGCGGTGTTGTATCTTCAACAATATTATCTAACGTTCCACCGCCGCCAGCAGCACCAGTTGCACCAGTTGCGCCTGTTGCGCCAGCTGGTATGCCCAAAGCCAATGCTAATGCACCGCTAGCCGCTGTATATGTAGCTGTTGCTGTGGGTGTAGCCCCAGCAGACAACCCAGACGCAGATATTGTCACAGTATCGATCTTGCCCTCAGTAACCGTCAAATCGCCGCTTCCGTCAAAACTCAACAGCTTGTTAGCTCGATCAGTAGCCGACGTGGTAAATTCAGACGTTGCAATCACGTTGGTCTGCGAGACTTTCAACGCCCGGCCTATAGCTTCATCATGTTGCTGTGAAATCATTGTCAGCCGGTCAAGCGCGTCCTCATGGCTTTCTGCTGGAAACGGATCATTGGCAACGTAGTCGGTGCCTTGGGTCAATGTGAGCTTGCGTAAAATCACAACAGTTTCACCGGATGCCGGAATGTTGCCGGTAGTAAACGTCACGTTACCGCCACTCTCTGTGCCGGCCCCGCTTACAGTATAATGTGTGGTCAGCGTTTTGGTTGTCTCGACGCCAGCTGATGATCGGATGATTACGGTTAGATCCGCATCTGCGAATATCTTGAATCCGTAGGCAAAAGCGTCTGTGCTTCCATTCCCAGAATAGCTTGCACGGTTTGTTGTAGTTGATACTGTCATTATTGCACTCCTGCTTTTTTCAGCGCATCACGCTCACCTAATCTAAGTTTTAAATCCTGATTGCCTGGCTGAGATAACAACACCGGCAATGCCGCCCGATAAAACCTTGCTTCAGCGTTTTTAATCATGCTTTTACGCCGATCATCGTCGGCAGCCGCGTAAAGGGGTTGCGCCATTAATACCTTTAGATAATCTCTGAACGTGTATACAGCCGGGCCTTGCTGCCTTTCACCTCTGGCTGTAACCATAGTTAGCGGCAAAGCCACATCGTTTTTGGCAATTTTAGTCAACTCGCCACGATTGCGCTCACTAAGCGACACGCCCATGATTTTCTTTTTGTCACGGCTCTCTGTCAGTGGCGCGCCTAGTCTAATCAGCTCACGGTGGTACGGTTCGATGTCTTTGCCATAAGATATTTTAAATGGTGTTGTTGCGTTAAAAACAGCCTCTACTGGGTTGATATCAAATCTTAGCCCTTTGGGTTTTTGATTGCCTAGCATATCGTATTGAAACGCGTAATTTTCTTCTATCTTGTTTACATAAGGAATATTCATTACTTGCTGTTCCCAGCCCCATGCCACTTGCTCATAGAACATTTTTGACCAGCTGGCGTCTTGCCAGTTTTTTACAGTGCCAACCAGGCCATATGGAACTTTTGAATATGGGTTGTCCGTATTTTGACTTTCTTTGTAAAGTCGTTTTACATCTTCAACACTGTAGTATTGATAAGGCTGATCAACTTTTTTGCTGACATTGTCACCGGTCAGTTTTTCTACATTTCTCACAACAGAAGAAAATGGCACAGGAAATATAGCCACTGTGCCGCCCATGAAACCGTCAGTTATCATGCTAGGATCTTCATATTGAAATGCTTTGTATACCGTGCCTATACCTTGCAGCATTGGCAAATCACGGAAATATTCCATAGTCGCCATCGTCGCCGCGCTTAACAAGTTTAGCCGGTCTTCTGGGTCAACAAACATTGTCTGATGCCGGGCTGTGCTAGCAGCTATGCCAATAAAGGCGCTAACGGGCTCTAGACCTTGATAACTAATGTATGTGAGCGGCCCATTTGGCAAGCCTGTTTCTTTGTTATAAAGCGGCAACGGATCGCCATCAGCGTCCGTTGGAAAGTTATCACCGCGAAACACAAAGCTATATGGCTGCCACCCAGGCGGCAGCATTTTTTGTAGCTGCCTATCTGCTGGGTAAGATCCTGTCACACGGCCATTTAAGGCCATTTGATGGAAACCGTACATGGTCATGGTTCCCATAGCTAATCTGCCATAAGCGCGATCTCTAGCTTGCGGCCCGTTTCTGCCAAGCAATGTATCTCTGACTTTACTTGAGCCGGGGTTCAAAGCTAATACAGCTTGAATTAATGGGTGACCTTCTGCATTAATCCTAATTGTATTTGTTGGCGCTTTAGCAAACGGCATAGTCAACTTACCAAGCACATTGCCGCGAAACGCATTAGTAAATTTACCAATAACGCCATCGCCAAGATCGGTGGTCATGGTTGCGTATCGACCAGCTGCGTCCATTTCATCGCTGGCATACTTAGGATCGAGAATGACCATCATGGCGTCATCCATTGCCATCCCGGCCCATATGCTTTGATCTGCGATATGCGCGCACTGATTCTTCATACAGCGCGCCTCTTGATGCAATTGTTTTGAAAAAGTCATCAGCAAACATAAGACCGCGACCGGGCAACCTAATTACACGCCCCATAAAATCAACAGCATTGCCTACGGCATTATTGTCAATATTAAGGTTTTCTCTGTCTATTGCTCTTAACGATGCACCCTCAACCTTTTGCAACGGATCAGCTGCTGATTCGTCAGCAAACCCTTTGGCGGCGACAGTCCAAGCATCACCGAAAGACTGGCCAAAACCATACACGCGCGCAAACACATCCTCAAAATGTACACCGTCTGGATCGGGATCACGTCCGATTAGTCTGGCGCCAGTACGAAAAAACGTGCCAGCACTTGCAGACAACAAATCGGTCAACACGTTGTAGGTCATAAACAATGGTGTGCCTAGCAAGTTTTTAATTTGTGTTGTGGTGTTAGATAGCAAACCATTCATGTAGACTTCCATCCACACACCCTCTAGTTTTTGACTCCAAGCACCGGACACATATTTGTTTGCATTTGTTTGACCGCCTTCTTTCAAAGCGTCCAGATATCCTTGAGCCATTTTTTTGACAAGTTTATCACCGCCGGAGTCAGCCAGTATGGCATCCATCACCTCAGCTGGCACCTGAGTGCCGACGGGTATTTTAAATGCTTGCATAGCTCTGGCGATCTCTGTCTGCGCGCCCTTGGCCTTCATTTGTATTCCGGCATGGATTGACATCTGCCGTCTAAAATCAATCATAGCTTTGGGGCTGGCTAGACCGCTTTGTATTTGTATTGCCATATTTTCTAATTTAGCAGCAGATCGCTGTAACAAAATTCTAAGCGCCGTCATCTCTTCAGCATTTAAAGTTTTGCCTGACTGTTTGCGTAAAATGCTTCTGGTAAACCCAACCTCATCAGCAAGCAGCTCGCCAGCGCTTGCCAGCGTTTCTGGGTTTGTACGGATGCCCCGCTTTTCTGCTTCTATGGGATTGGCAATAATTTCAGACACTGCGTTGACAACACGATTAATGTCCTCGCCGCCTTCAAAATTTTCAAAATTAAAATCAATACCGTCTTTGCCTTGCATAAAAAATTTTTCATCAGGCTCTTGGGTGCCACGGATTAGATCACTAGCATCACCGGGGTCAGCAAGTGCCTTTTCGCTTCTTGCCACAGTATCTAAGGGGCTCATAGACATCTGAGCTTTTTTAGTTACTTGCTCATTAACAGGCACATCAGGTTCAGCTGGCTCAAACAAATCTGGCTGATCAGCCAACTCACGCTGTGTTGGCTGTGCGATAGCAACTCTAGCATCGCCGCCACTTGCCGCTAAGCGTTGTTGACCTTCTGGTGATAGCGCATCTTTTGCCAGCGCCTCTTGTGTCTTCTGCACCGTCGTGCCTTCTGGTATGGCGCCTTCTGTTATGGGCTCAGGAACACGACCACCCACGCCATCTTTTACTGTTTCACGCGCTGTGCCGGGTGCAGCTTTTGCGGCTTGTTGCAAAAGTTTCGATAACCCGCCGGCAAGCATAATGCCTTCGTCTACTTGTGGTCTGGTATCAGCTAATTGCGTCACGCCACCAGTGCGTAGCGCACGGGCTGCCTGTTGTCCTGGTGTTGCCATAAAAACTCCAAAGAAAAAGGCGCCCCGAAAGGACGCCCATCTTATATATTTCTACTATAATTTAGATGCGTTGGCTACACGGTTTGTGTAGGCCGTTTGTAACTGCCGGTTACATACAGATCTTGGCTAGTTTGCCCAGAACGATTAGCCGCTATCTGGCGGTCTAATTGTTTGACCATTTTGCTGTCCTTGCCGTACTTGGCTTCCATCTCGTCCCGCAACTGTTCCAAAGTCTTCATAACTTGTTGCTCCTACAACATAATCAATATCCGGGTTAGCATACACTTTAGTGTCGTAAAACACAACGTCTGCATATGTAACGCCGTCAATTGCCAAAATTTCTTCCATAGCTTCGGCGTAAACTCTTTGTGCCTCTTCCATAATATTAGACAAATTTGGATCTTTAGCTGTTCCGGCAAATTCTGGTATGTATTGGAAACGTACTCCGACTAATCCAGCTGTTTCATCTGTGCCGCCAGCTTGAACATCAACCCTGTCACCTTGTCGAGCATCAGTAATGTATGTGAATCCATCAATATTATCATCGCCAATTTTATATTTTTTCAGTATCTGCGTTACCTGTTGTGCGAAATCTACCCCTTGTCTATCTCTAAAATAAATTTCTCCACCTGGCCTTGCATTTGCTGTGCCAGGCGCAACAACTTTTGAAATAAACACGGCGTCCTGGTTATATTTTTTACCAGCCTCAATCAATGACCTTGTCATTTCTGTAGGATCAAAATCAACTTGGGTGACAACCTCAAAATTTAAAGACCTTTCAAGATTCCCCATAAACTCGCCGTAAGTGTTGTTTGCTTGAGCGCCAATCATTTTATCGTCTTTAAGCACTGGCTCTAAGACCTCTTGAGCCAACTCATTTTGCTCAATGTTTGTTGGCACCATGCCGGGGCGTTCTCTAGAAATACCAGCAGTAAAGCGCTGTGGTGCGCCTTCTAAGGTAGCTAGCTCTGCCTGGGCATCTGCTATTTGCTGTGGGGTACTGCCTTTTTTGTTGATGATTGATCTAAGTTGTGCAACCCGGCTTCTATCAGCTGAGCCACCATAGACTGATTCATAATCTAATGACCCACCTTCGCCGGCCTTGGTTGTCCAGCCATTTTTTGTCCATTTTTCTTTTTCTAAAAACCAGACAACGGCTTGCAAATCATCTGGGCCAATATCGCCCAGTTCTGGATTTACCTCTCTTATAATACCGCTTGCATTAAGTTCTGACGCCGCTTCGTTAAACACTTCTTGTCCAAAACCAAACTCTGCACCTATTTGCGGATCATCAAATGTTGATTTTGTTAGATGCTTGCCGGACACAGCTTTTTCTGCTGGTGGTGGGATGCGCGGTAGCCCAGCTGCGTCACGCAGATATCTAGCCGCCCACACATCTATGGTTGCCTCATTACCAAAACCAATTAGATTCCCGGTAAAGTTTATGGTTTTTGGCGCTTTGTCTTTTTTGATTTGTCTAAACATATCAAGCAGCGCTTCTGTAGCTGCTGGGCTGTTGGTGTTGAATAATGCGCCTGATGCTTTGGTAATTAATTTAAACGGGCTGTTTTCATCTTTGTGCAGTTTGTTCAACTCTTTTGATCCCATAGGATTTCCAGATTCTAGACGGGCTGTGTACAAAGCTATTTCGTCATCAAACTCACCTCTTGTAAAGCCACGCAAAACCTGAAGTGCATTTTCAAAATTTTGTTGCACATTGGTTTGTGCAGACGTCGCGCCAATGATGTCTGCAAAGACGTCACCTAATCCCCCAAACTCTTGGCGCAACCTGGTTCGCATTGACCTGTACCAGTTAGCCTGATTGATAATCTCTATGGCATCTTGATCGCCGTTTTTGGCTCGCTCAACAACTGCCGCCACATCTGAGGTCATTGTGTCTACCAAGTTTTGTTTGTGTGCCGCTAGCTGTGCTTTGCCGGCTGGGCCTTTTAATTTTTCTCCTGGGGGGATATGAAACGCGTATGCCGGTTGCTGCCACCTAATTACAAGATTACCGTCGTCATCTACTTTAAATGTCGGGTTGCGCTTTGCCGGGTCTTTTAAGTTTTCGCCTGTTTGCACATTAATGGGCAGCCACCCATCTTCGGGCGCATACTCATTTTTAATTCTTTCAACTTCTGTCACAACCTCATTTAAAGTTGCTGGCGCTGTGCCTTCTTTTGGCTTTTGTGTGGCTATGTCTTGTTTAATTACATCGCGCTCATTTCTTGTAACTTTTAGAACGCGCTTCAAGGCTTGCGTGGGACTACCCTCAGCATCTGACGATATTAAAGGCGTTGCGCCTACAGCTGTGGCAATTGTGTTTGTTGCGTAACGTAATGCTGTAGGATTGTTTTTGATTGCTCGTAGGGTTGCAATTATGCCGTCAAACGCCAAACCAAGAGCCCCGCCCTGTACGCCAAGCCCGGCTCTGCTTCTAAGGCGCTCAATCACTGTATCTTCTTCTGATGACTCAACGGTTAAGAACTCAACAGCTTGCGGCAAAATGCCAAGGTCAATCAACGGACGGATGAAACCGCCTTCTTTTGGATCAAAGTACCCGCCCTCTGCCAGTGCAGACTTTCCTGCTATTCTAAGAGGCGTTGCAGCACCAGCGCCGGGCGTCATCAACATACCAGCACCAAACTGCACAAAGTCTCTAACAAGTTGACCTACCATACCCTCTGGTTCTGGTATATCTGCCAAGCGAGATGGCGGCACCTTTACTTGTAATTCTTTATTTGCAAGCGCGGCAGCTGGGCCAAAGAAACCAGCCTCTAACAGATCAGAGCCTCCTTCCATTCCAACATTTGCCGCATCAACAATACCACCGCCTATCGTGCGTTTAATTGCCTCGCCAGTTTTTGCACGATCTTCTTCAGGCACCGCCAAGTTTTGGTCAATCAAAAATTCTTGCGCTTTATCAGCGGGGGTCGCGCTAGGTGGCTCAGGCTTTTTGATAGAGCCAAGCAGATATCGCCGTGCATCAGCTGCGTCGTAGGCGTTTAGCTGTTCTGTTTCGTAATCCAATGCTAGTTTCCTAAAAATTGTTCATTTGCTTCAATTGTATTAACCACACCAATTGCTAAAATATTTCCAGGATCACTGGGTGGAATATTGTTGTCCGGGTCACCAAAGAGTAGGCCATCTAAAAATATTTTTGCACCTTCGATATCTGTCGGCAAACCGGGTATAAGTTGTGATTGCGATTGTAAATAAGATGTCATCGCTCTTGTCATTGTTCTGCTTATTTTTTCATTATTTTCTTTTAAAATGGAGCGCGCTTTATCAACAATTTTTTCATAGCTTGAGCCTTTGCCATCACTTTCAAGCCAAGTTATCAATTCTTTTTCGCTTTGTGCATAAAGCTTGTCAGCTGCGTCCCCTAGCGCGTTTGTTGTGTCTTTCAATTCATTATAATTCAAATCAGCCGCTATAAGATTTTTTGCTTGAGTTATACCTTCCTTTTGTTCTGAAATAACTAAATTTAAATATTTGTCATAATCAGCCCGGCTCAATTCATTTATCAAACTGTTAACAAGATCTAATGTGAGCGTATTATTCAGATCGGCTGTGCGTAATATTTTAACAGCATTTTTGGTGGTTTTAATATCCGTGCCGGCTGAAGTTTTTTGTATGCCTAAGCGTTTTTCGGCAGCGGTTCGTTGCGCGTCTGTATAAAAATCATCGGCTAGCAATTCTTTGTGCAGCGCTTTTGCGGCGGTCATAGCCTCTGCATCGGTTGGATCTACGTTGATGATTGTCTGAAAATTCTTTTTGTTTTCTTCTTCTGCTTCTTCTTCTGCGGCTTCTTCTGCTTCCCGGCGTTCGGTGTCTATTTTATTTCCTAAAGTAAACATATCACTAATTAGTTTGACTTGATCCCCTGCATCCATTTGACCGATCACAGATTTCATCACTGGATCTTGTATGTCGCCTTGAGCAATTTGTAAAACAACTGCTTCAGCAGATGGCGCCTCTGTCATCAAGCCCATCACCGTCTGACGCACCGTGTCATCAGCTGCCTCACGCTTTCTTGTTTCGCCCTCATCAGGGGTGATGGTGTTGTTGGCGACCGCTTGATTAATATCAGCAACCAGATCTGTATAAGCGGTTGTCCGTTCCTGCACAGAGCGGCCACGCACATCACCCGCAATATTAACACGCTTGTTTGTGTTGCTCTCAAGTATAGCGGCGTCGGCTTTCTGGGCGCGCTCTCGCGTGTCCACAAGAGCTGCCCTAGAAAGTTTTACAGCTTCAGATTCCTTAATATATCCATTTTGAGCCATAGTCTCATAATGACCCGGAATATTTTTTGATGGATCACCAAACAGTTTTTCTCGCGCAATATCTCGCTGCGCTTGATTGCCCATCACAATATCATCCATCAGCTCGTCAGCAATGCGGAACCCATTAGCCTTGTTTTGATCAATTAGACGATTACGGGCGTCTTGATTGACGTTGATCGTAAATGAGTTAAGACTAGTACGGGCGCTTTTTTCAAATGCCCGGCGCACACGTTTGTCACTTATGTTAGCTAAAATGTCATTAATTTTTTGTTGGCCGAGGTCTGCAAAATTTTGAGTGCCTTTATTTGGCTGACTGAAAAGCACGTCATTTGGTTTGCGTGTTTTTTGTTGCTGTTCTAACTGTTGCAACTCTTGTTTCAGTTCAAACTCAGCATCGTTCAGCTCGGATTGTCTTTTGATCTTTTGTTCTTCAGCATAGTAATTTACAGCTGTTTTTTCAGCTGATGAAAACAGATCGGCAGTAGCGCGTAGCCCAGCAGACAAAGCGCCGGGGTTGGCTTGAACACTAAAGATGGTTGCGCCAGTTTTTTCAGTTCTGGCAGTTTGTTGCCGGTATGTTGGTACTTTCATCTATGCACCCGCTATCGCTGTGGCTGTTTGCATTAAGCTTTGAGCGGCTCTGGCTTTGCCTCTGGTTGCCGCTGCCTTGCCATACATTCTGTTGAGCTGGCCTTGCAATCGTGACTCTACGCCTTTTTCACGCAGGGTCTGAGCGCCAACAGCCGCATTGTATCTGCGTGTTTCGATCTCAGCGTCGGCTTCTTGTGCATTGGCTAGCGCTACTTTGAGCGGTGTGCCCTCTTCAGCTATCCAGCCATTATAGCGATATGCCTGTTGTGTGGCGTCTTGCAGATCTTGAAAATCTTCACGGAACTGAACAATCTGTTGTTCTTCTGTAAATATCAGCTGTGCCGCTTCCTGATCAAACGCCTTAGCATTACGCTCGTTTTTATCAGTTTCAAAATTAAATGCCGCCTGTTCCTGTTGACCGGCCTGATATTCAAACAAAAATGCCATTTATGTTACCCTTGCTATCCTGATGTAGTCTGCTTGCTCCGGGCCGTACTTACGCATCAGACCCTCTTCTTCAAATCCCATGAGCCGGGCAAAGCGCCGCGCTGCCGGCCAGTCTGCCTTGCATACGCCCTGCACCCGCCACAGTTTGTTTTGCTCTACGACCACGTCCATTACGTCTGTCTTGGCAAAACGTATAAATGGCCGGACGTTGTCATGGATCTTACTCGATGCAATAAACCACGCTTCACCGACCCCCGGCCACATATCAACGATACCGCAACAACACAATATGTAGCCATTCTCTATAAGCGTATATGACCAGCCGGGTTGCTGTAATGATTCCGCGTAGGATCTCATATAGCCTATGTTTTTTATTGCGCCGTCGTTTAGGTCGCCATCCATTAGCTCATGCAAATGAGCTTCTTCGTAATCTAAAATCCTCACTGATCAAAAGTAATTAGACGTGGGAATATGCCGATTATGGTCAGCGGCAACGGCTGGTTCTGCTGAACCACCACAAAACCATCTGTATCAAACCCACCTCTAAACTCAATCTCTTTATCACCCGTGAATAGCGGTATAGCTGTACTCATTGCCTGAGCGGATGATCTGAATGGTATGCGGTCAAGCTCGGTTTCTGAGCTGCCCACCGTGACGCCGACTGTGCGAAACAATCTCAGCACAACCTCATGGATGCGCTTGATTTTACCTTGGGCTGTGCCTTCCGTGCCACCAGCTTCGATACGCATCGTCTGCAATGTTGAGTTATAATTCAATCCGATATGTGCTTTAGTTACAGCAAAGTCTAAGGTGATTGCACCAGAGCTGACGGTTTTATTGGGATGCGTGGCGCCGTTAGCCAGGATGGACACGACCTCTCCTTCTAAGTGATCAAGCCCGGAAATGCTCGTAGCTGATGCGCCTGAGTATGTCAGGCCACTATCGATAAAAAACGCATCCTCAACATCATCACCAAAATCAAAACTACTAAAATACTCAACATATCTTTTTGTTGATCCGTCGATTGTCCGTTGCACAATCAGATAGGTATCGTCCTCATTTATATCACCAGGTATCGTTGCCACGCTCTCTACTAATGCATGGGTCTGGTCTGTCGTTGTCAGCCTTGTGGTGTCTGAGCTGACCACAGATAGAAACCCGGTAGGTGTTGGGTTTGTCTCTTCTATGGTGACAACAGCCGCTGCCGGGTTGGCTACAGTAAAATCAGCATGAGCGTTGATTGCGGTAAAGATATTGTCAGCAGTGGTGTTATTGTCTGTATTTGGCCGAAAGCCCAAGGATGATGACGGGTCTGAGCTGCCGGCTGTTTCTGATGTAAAGGTCACCGTCGTGCCATCACTTTTTGTAAATTTTAATGTCGTGCCAGCGGCAATGTTGGCGTAGTCGCTGACTGTAACAGTGCAAGCGCCAGACCGGCCACCGATAATGTGTTCATGCCAAGCGATCACGTTTTCTTCGCGGCGATAGGTCATACCGACAAACAAACCGTTTTCCAACACGCACCAGACCACGTTGTCTGGCTCTTGTTGCAGTGACATCTCTTTGATGCCGGTTTCGGTAATATGCTCGGCCAGCAAGGTCAGATCGGGCGCTTGATAGCTATCGGTGTTCAGATCAAACACTAGCTCGCGTAGTTTGCGCTTTGCACGTTGCACAAACAGCGTCACGTTGGCCACCTGGACGGGTTGGATGTCTGCCGACCCATATGTAGCCTGACGCTTCACAACGGCGTTTGTGGGGCTCAGAGGGGCGTCTTCTGAGCTTGTAACGACAAACTCACCCCCAGAGGTGCCAACCAGCAGTACACGGCCAGCCTGTAGATATCTGATGATGTTGACCTGGTTCGACCCTAATGTGTACGTCAGCGCATCATCTGCATCTGTGCCGTCAGCAAAATCCTCAAAGCTACCGCCAACCGAAAAAAACAATGTTTGCGGTTGCTGTGTAGTTGATGCAAACACCAAACGCTGTTCATAGAACGCCACCGCTGATGGAAATCCGGTCGTTGTTGAAAAGGCACCGAGCGAAAACTCTGTGCTTGTCTCCAGGTCGCCCGTGATTGTCACACTGTCGCCGGCAGCTTCATCTGTTAGGTCAGCGCTCGGCGCCAGCAACAAAGTGTCTTCAGTCACTTTCACTATGATGGCTGACGTTTCATTGTTGTTGCTGGTTGTAAATCCAGTAACGGTGACCTTTTGCCCAACCTTGAACCCTTGAGCAACAAACTGCCCAGCGGTGTCCTGATACCGGTCATTATGTTCTAGCCCGGTCGATGATGGGTCACCCTCATGGGCTGATATGGTTGTTGCTGTATAGCTGGGCATCAACTCAGCCCGGCCATCTGCGTTTGTTTGCACGCTCGTTGCAACCACGGTGGCACTAGTAAAGCTAGTGATTTTGGTTACGCCGTCATGCAACTTGATCAACCGGCCAACGTCGGTGCTTACAAATGTGCTAGCGCTAGCTGTGACATTCACAGTGCCGGTGCGGCCTGACGCGACTAGCGTGGTGGTGCTTGTGTTTTCGTCTTGGAACGGGCCACGCAGGAAATCGACCTCGGCTATCGTCCAGGCTGTGTGACTGGTTCTGGTAATCTTGCGGGGTGCAAAGTCTGGATGCGCGACATACATAACGTCGGCGCTTTGCGTAAATTTTATTTTGGCAAGATCAGTGTGTGCGTAAGGTGTGGTGACTTCTATAGGATTGCTACTGCCATCGACAACTGTGCCACCGTCTTTGTGAATCCTAAAATACTGATCGCCAAATTCCAGAATATAGGTTTGCTCGACGTTGAACTCAAATGGGATCAGACGCACATTGTGAGCGCTGTTCTTGACCTCACGCACAAAGATAGTGCCGGGGCGGCGGCTGGCGCCGCCATGTGGGTGCGTGATAAAGTTCTGTAGCTTTTTACAACCGTTAAAATATTTTGCCAGATCGGTGCGGCCATCGAGCCTAGGGCTCAGCTCACCGGCTGTAAAATTAGTAAATGCTGGTGACGCTTTGGCCATCAGAACCTCGCGTTGATAAAGGTATCAGCAGCGACTTGCCGGCTTTCAGTGACGACCGAGGTATTGATCTGATTGTCCTCAGTGGCGTCTACAAACCGGGCTTCGGTCAGTTTGGTTTGATATAGGCTATACATATTGGCCCCAAGCGCTGATGATCCGACCAGCGGGTAGGCAAGATCTGCCGCCAATGCTGCTGCCAGTGTTTCAATCAGCAACGTGTCATACTCATTTGGATCAACGACCCGGCCAATATAAATCATCTCAACCGTGCTTTCATTGCACAAGAGCTTGCGACCTTCTATACGATACAAAATGTTTGGATCGCTTAAACCTAGTACCCGCAAACAAAATGGCTCGGTAGGCAATGTAAATTGTTGGGTGAACTCAAAGACAGGGGCTGTTGCATCAGGGGCTAGACTGACTCTGATGGTCAAGCTGTTCCAAGGATGGGCGCGGAAAGTGGCATCGCGGATAAACTCGTAGCGCTGATTGCAAAGCCGCGCAGCTTTACTATCCTCAGTAAGCGCAATGATATTAGAAGCGCCGATTTGATTTAGCGCTGAGTTACAGATATCAACAACAGATGCCATAAAAATCTCCTAGAGGGTGGTGGGGGGTGTTCGGAAGTAACCCCCTACCATAGATAGAGAAGGCGGCTTGCGCCGCCCTCTCAGATTTTTAGTTCACAACGTAGTGAATAAGAAACGACATTGTGCCGGCGGTCCCACCAGTAGCATTGAACGTCGCTGCTACATAGTAGTAATCACCGGGGTCTGTCGAATCACCGGCAAGCTCAAATGCTCTCTGG